AGTGTCACCAATGTTCCACCGCTTTCAACGGTCAATGTTACACCAGATGCTACAGTAAGTGGCCCTGTCACATTAGCGTTTTCAGTAGCAAGAATAGTTGTGTTTGCGGTTAGGGATTGTGCGTTAGTACGAAATAGACCGCCAGCTTTAAAGTTACCTTTGTTTTCAGCGGCTGGTGTAATCGTACCCGTTTGTGGTGCTAGGTAGTTTACGAAAATGTTACCTGTACCAGAGGAAGGAGCAGCAGTAAATGTTAGTGTAGTGCCATCAGGAATAGTGTATGCGGCAGTGTCTTGAACGACACCATCTACCGAAACCAACACATCCTGCACAGAAGAAACTGTGGTAGTTAAGGTAAACGTAGTATCACTACCGTCACCATTAAAGCGTTGTACAGCTTTAGTAGCTTGATAGGAACCCGGAACTTTTTGTCCAATGTAAGGCATTGTCTATTCCCTATGCGCTGATAGTGTCAACTACAGAGACCCAAACATCTGCGCTAGATGCGGTATCACTTTGTACTTTAAGTACGTCACTTGCTTGCATTACAACTTTTGCACCGCCATCTAATACTTGCAGGGCTGACCCTACAGGAATAGGTGCATCCTTAACAATGTAGTAGTCATTAGACCCATCGTTAATAAACACATCCATTAAGATTTGTGTGGTTGTAACATTAGCAATGTTGATACCAATAAGCGCATCATCAGAGTTGGCTGTACGTAGGGTTACTGCGCCTGTACCAACATTCCTTGCAATGTTTCTTTCAAAATCCTGTGCCATAATTACTCCTAACTAGTAACATACATAATGGTATCATTTGTGTACTATTTTGTCAAGTTTATAATGCAATTGCCATAGCTACTGCAAAGCCAGCGGTTGCACCAGCAGAGGGTAAGTTAGTCAACTGTGAACCGTCTACTGCTGGTAGTCTTGCTGAACCATCTAACTGTACAGCATTGTTAGCGGATGTACCTGCAGTCAATACTGCGGCACTACCTAGCCCTATATCAGTACGTGTTTCTGATGCTGACCTACTTTCAAGTCCATTAGCAGTAAATCTAGCATACTCATCATCCGCCACAGATGAACTATCAATTTTGACTGCATTAGTATTTGAGATGCCAAAGGTTAGGGATGCTTGACCACCGATATCTGAAAGAACTTCTGCAGTTGAACGACTCTCTAAACCGTTAGCGGTAAACCGTGCATACTCATCATCAGCAACAGAAGAACTATCAATCTTCACGGCATTGGTGTTTGATATGCCAAATGTTAGTGATGCTTGGCCGCCTATGTCAGAAAGCACTTCGGCTGCAGAACGTCCTTCAATAGCAGTACCATCAATACGTAAGAAGTCGTTGTCTGCTGCACCGCTAGTAAAGGTGGCTACATTACCACTAGATATACCAGAAGAAGGTATGTCAGAAGTCAATGCAACTGTACCAGCACTTGCTGGCAGTGTAACAGTTATGTCTGCTGTAGCAGCAGGACCAATAAGTGTTACAGCATTTGTGCCATTATCTGTGTCTTCTTTAAAAAGGATAGAGCCAGCAGCAGAAGCTGAACCTGTAAGAACAGGTGCTGTCAGGCTTTTGTTTGTCATCGTCTGTGAGCCAGTAAGCGTAGCTACTGTGCTGTCAATCGCAACAGTCAGTGTGTTACTAGAACCAGAGGTATCAATGCCTGTGCCACCAGCAATGTCTAGTGTCTCACTATCTAAGTCAATGCTAAGTGCGCCACCGCTATCACCTTGAAAGTCAAGGTCAGATGCAGTTACCTGTGCGTCTACGTATGCTTTAATAGCTTTAGCAGATGCTAGTGTAGTGTCTGTACCAGCAACGCTAGACAAGTCTGTGTCAAGAACACCTGACTTTAGGTTGTCTACCTCAATATTAGATACAGTGTTATTATCAACATCAATAGTTTTATTTGTTAATGATTGTGAACCTGCAAGGGTAGCTACAGTACTGTCAATAGCAAAAGTAACAGTATTACTTGAACCACTAGTATCAATGCCTGTGCCACCTGTAAGCGTGAGAGTCTCGCTGTCAAGGTCGATATTAAGTGCGCCACCTGAGTCTGCTTGGAAGTCAAGGTCTTGCGCTGTAATTGTCGTATCCACATATGCTTTAATCGACTGCTGTGTAGCCAACGCCGTAGCACTGTTAGAGGATAAAGTATCTTCATCTAATATATCCGTGACTGTAGTAGTCGGCATTGCAATGCTGTCAACGTATGCAACACCATCAATATAAAGGTCTTTAAATTCTTTACCACTAGAACCTAAATCAATATCGCTATCAGTAGTAGGTTCAATTACACCATCTTTAACTACAAACTGTTCAGTAGATGTGCTAGATACATCAATACTAAATTCAATTTGATTATTTGTGTCATCTACAACAACTTTGTTTTTAGGTGTAGCAACACCGGGGTCACCAATCAAACCAATGACTGGACCTTCTGCAGTTGTGCCATCATGCTTATGACCTGTCGTGTTATTAAAGGCGGCCAGAACTTGGTCAAATTCATCATTGGAATCTGCTGCGTTAATAACGTCACCGTTAGTGTAGGTCGATTGTCTAGTGTAACCTGCCATGTGTTATCTCCTTCCTCCGGGAGTAAATTCTAGTTGGTAACCTTTTAAAGATAGGGGGGCTGCGCCTTGATTGTCGTCGAGACGAACCGCAACCGTAAACCCGCCTCCTTCGATGCTTTGGCGAACCAGAGGTGTACCACTTGAACCGTACACGGCTGTTCCGTAAGTAGAAGTAGTAAAACCATAGATAGCAATCGCTGCACCTGTGGTTAGTTCGTATTCGTTTGGCTGTGGTACGCTCGATGAATTAAAATCGTACCGAATTCGAAACTTTGAGTTAACTGTTCCTTCGTTATCGTAGTTCCAGATAATCCGCTGCATGAGCTTTCGGATACCTGCGTCGCCCATCGTAAAGTCAGGAGAACGATAAATAGCCTGAATGTTGGTTCCATCAAAGTTATTGCCTTATTCTTGCCTGTAGATGTAACCATCGTAACCGCCATGCAAGATTGTTTCAGTGCCGCCAATAAACCCAGACACGCAACACGCTGCTTTAATACCTTTAAGGTCAGCATATTCCCAGCCCATGCCACCTTCAACACCTGCCTTGATTACGCCGATAACACCCGGTGCGCCAGCCGTAGTTCCTGTATCATCAGGAAAGAACAATCTGTATTGACTCTTGTTTCGAATAACAACAGAGGAGATGCTGTCTTTGTCGATGTTATCGAGGCGGGGCTGTATCTGTTTTGATACGGTTCCTAACTCGATGTCCCCAATCTTTTCTGTACCAGCGATAGTTCGCAAACCATCCGGAGCCAAGTATATAACGTCACCTGCTATCTCTTGAACACTGAAACCATCGACACAACCGATGCTTCGTGTGACAGGTTGCATCTGAAAGTCAGCAACCGACGAACCTGCAAGAAAGTAAATCTGGTCTTCGCAAAAAATAAAGAGACGGTCACGAAAAACTTTTAGTTTCTTGACGGGGCTTTCGACGCGAACCGACCCTGCCCCATTCGCCGTTGAAAAGTCCGTCTCATCAAACGGAGACGTAAACACCACTTCCTGCGGATTTGCCGACATACCTGCAAAAAACACGTGACTTTTAAACACAGCCACGAACTGAGGGTTCGCAGGTGCGCCTGTAGCGTTAATATCTGTAACCGAACTGTTATCGTACACTGAAGCATTGTTGGCTCCATCACACCAGATAACTTTTTCAGTGTTGTTAAAATTAAAGTTTGCAAAGTCAAAACGTCCTGCGCTAGTTCTTCCGGTGTCTATGCTTGTCCAACCGCTACCCGTACCCTTGTAAACCGCCGTACCCTTAGATGCAATCACTTGATTTTGATAGACGTGAACTCCAAGAATAGTTCCTGTCGAGCCGCCAACTTGGTTCGTATCGTACTTTGCGAACCCGTTGATGCGTCGGTAGCCTCCGTTGATGTCCGGCTCAAAGTTTTGCAACTGAAGAGCAGCACCCGGAGGAATGGAGAACGTGTCCTTGTCGAGGACCAGACCGCCGCCTAATCGAACAACTGCCGGGCTGATTAGCGATGTTTCTGGCATTAGACAGCCCTCATGTAGTCCTTGCGATTGATTAGTTCGACACGCATCCGGCTCAAACCGTCTGTGTAATCCCGCATTGCAAGTTGCGAAAACTGAACGTCTGAGCGTAGCATGTGAGCGTAATACCTTGCGCGGTTAACAATCACGTCGTGAAACCGCTCTGGAATTACGGGCGTGTCTGTAGCACCGGACATGTCGGTAGATGTCTGGTAGTAGTAGTAACGAACCGTGTAGGTGTCGTCAGGCACAGGAGAAAGACCGATTTTGTTATCCGGAGTCTCGTAGATAAAATCAGGAGCAGCCCGTGCGCTTGTGTTGGGGTTCGTGTCTATTTCGTTTTTTGCGTCGAGGTATTCGTTGAAGGACAGGTAACGAAGGGTTCGCTCTGCCTCTCCCGACTTTTGAACGGTGAAGCTATCGAAGTCAAGAGTCTTAGCGTCAGACTCACGAGAGTATTCAGAAGTACCAGCAGCGGTGCTAAAGGACTGACTAACGACAGTAAAAGGCCACTCAACCTCAGAGTTGATGATATCCCGTTGGGCTTTGTTTATAAAGTCCTTGACGGAAGTTTGAATGCCGCGAGTCGAACCGATGTTGGTAACTTCAACTTCGTTAATTTCGCGGAGAACAGCATTGGTAAGTTCGAGGTAGTTCATAGGTTACCTATTCGGGTCAAAGAATTCTTCTGCACTAATCGTAATAACAAGAGTATCAGCCGTGCCAGCATCTACAATAAGTTTATCTTCTGCACGTATATATAGGGGTTTGTCTGCAGTAAATACG